TATGCGCCGGGCGGAACGTCGGCTGGCGCAACTACGGTTGTGACGTCCGATCTGTCGGACAGTGCAGGCGTGGGGGCTGGCGTCCTTCAAGCAGCGCCGGGCGACGGTGAATACGGCTGGATTCAAATCAAGGGGGCTGCCACGCTGTCGATTGCATTGACGGCTGGCGGCGACGGTGCCCAGCTCACACCAACCGGAGCGACCGATGGTACGCTTGATGTGTCGACGGCATCAACGGATCACATCTGCGCGGCGGCTATCGACGCATCCGCAAAAATTGTGATGTGCGATTTCCCGTTCTGATCATCTCGGAGGGGGCATTTCGCCCCCTCCACATCGCTAGAGGTATGCAATGACATCCGTTCGGATCATCAAGTTTTGGACTGAGTACAAAATGCGCGACGGCCAGATGGTGGGCGTCGATTGGGCCGAATATTGCGCAGTCGGCATGGCGCAGCGTGCATCTACCTGCGATCCGATCAATCGTTTGTCGCGCGTCATGCCGGAAGCGGCGGCAGACAATCCCGCTGCTCGCATGGCTTTGGATCGATGGAACGCGATCAAGCCGGCTTATGAAGCCTGGAAGGCAGGCCAGGATTTGCCGGTGAACGGCACGCCGCTAGCGGCATGGGCTGGAATTTCGCAAGAGCAAGCCGAAGGCTTGAAGATGGCCGGCATTCGCACTGTAGAGGAGTTGGCGGACGCAACCGAATCCGTCATTACCCGAGTGCCGCTACCCAACATGCGCGCCTTGAAGGATATGGCCGCGCTGTTCCTGAAATCGTCGGACAAGGCCAAGATTGCCGACGAAATGGCGACGATGGCGCGCGAAAATCAAGCCCTCAAAGATGAGCAGGAGGAGATGCGCCGCATCGTGCTCGAAATGCAAGAAGAGCTTCGTCAGAAGCGCGGTCGGCGCAAGGCGGGCAGCGATGAGCCCCAAGCAGAGGCGGTGTAATCTATGAGCCTGTTGACGATCATCCAAGACGCATCGGATCGAATCGGGATTGTGCGCCCGTCGGCCGTCACGGGCTCGGCTGATCATCAGGTACGCAATCTGCTGGCGTTGGCCCAGCAAGAGGGCAAGGAGCTGGCGCGCCGTGGGTCGTGGCAGACGATAACCAAAGAAACGACGTTTCTCACGACCGCAGCCGAGACGCAAACCAACGCGCTGCCTGCGGATTACGACCGCATGATCCCTGGCACGTTCTACAACCGCACACAAAAGCGCATCGTCACTGGTCCCCTTACGGCGCAAGAATATGCCGACTATAAAGGGCGCCTCACGTCGCTAGTGTATGAAGCGTTTAGGATCAGGGGTAATTCAATCCTGATTCTGCCAACGCCAACGGCCAATGAGACGATGGCGTTTGAGTACGTGTCGAAATACTGGGCCGGCACAAGTGCAGACACGGCGTCAACGGCGGCAGCGTTTGCAGCGGATTCGGATCAAGCATTTCTTGATGAAGAGGCTATGACGCTGGGCGTTGTGTGGCGCTATCTGCGCAGCCGTGGCCTGGACTATGGGGAGGCGTTCGCGGCATACGAGCGGCATGTGGCTCAACTGCTCGGCCGCGACGGTGGCGCCAGAACACTGTACATGGGTGCTAGGGCGGATACGCGCGTTCCCCGCGCGCCGCAGGTGCCAGACGGAAACTGGCCGCTGTGATGCTGCTCGACCGCGCCCCTCAAGCAATCAACCGGCGCCGCGCCAAGGTTGTCAGGCCGACAACGATCCCGGCACCAGTTGAGGGATGGGATGCGTCAACGGCGCTGGCGACGATGAGTCCGGCGCGGGCAGTGCAACTCAAGAACTGGTTTCCGCAGCCCGGCTATATCGAGGTTCGGCGGGGTTCACGCTATCATTCATGGGATATTGGTGCGTCTCCTAAGACCGTTTCGTCCATTGATACCGGAACAGAAACCCTGACGTCCAATAGCCACGGGTTCTCCGATGGTGACGAGGTCAAGGTCTATGCGACAACGACAATCCCGGCCGGGTTGTCGGACAACCGCACATATTACATTGTCAGCAGCGCGACCAATACATTCAAACTGGCGACGACGTCGGGCGGCTCTGCCGTTGACATAACGTCGGCCGGCTCGGGCACGATCTACGTTTGGAAGCTGACCGAGCCCGACGTCGAAACACTGATGACGTGGCACGGGCCGGCGTCGTCAAAGATGTTCGCGGCCGGTGGTGGTGCGATTTGGGACGTCACGTCGCGGGCCAAGGCGGTCCCATCATCGCCTGGTTATTCCAGCAACCGCTGGCAATGGACGATGATGACGACCAGCGGCGGCACCTATCTGTGGTGCTGCAACGGCACGGATGCCGCAGTTCACTACAACGGAACGACTTGGGCGGCGCCGTCTTTGACCGGCGTCACGGCAACTGACATCATCGGTGTCAATGCCCACAAAAAGCGCCTTTGGTTTGTCGTCAAGGATTCGACGAAGGCATACTACCTTGCCACTGAGGCCATCGCGGGTGCCGCAACGTCGTTTGAGCTTGGCTCGCTGTTTACGCGCGGCGGCTACCTCATGGCCATGGGAACCTGGACGCGCGACGGTGGCTCGGGTGCCGATGATTACGCGGTGTTTGTTTCAAGTCGGGGGCAGGTCGCCGTGTACCAGGGCACCGATCCTGCAGCGGCCGACACATGGGCGCTTGTCGGCGTGTTTGATTGCCCCGCACCGATTGGGCGGCGCTGCTTTACAAAGTTTGGCGGCGATCTGCTGCTGATCACCGTTGAAGGCGTCTACCCGCTGTCGCAGCTGCTTTCGGTCGATCAGAGCCAGGTCAGCCGCGTTGCAATCTCCAATCGCATCTCGGCCGCAATGACGGTGGCGGCGCAGTCCTATGCGAGCAATTGGGGATGGGAGGCGTGCGTCTATCCCAAGGGCACGCAGCTGATCATCAACATCCCGACCAGTGAGAACGCGACGGCAGTCCAGTACGTCATGAACACGCTCACAGGGGCGTGGTGTGAGTTTGACGGCATGAATGCGAATTCATGGGTCGTCTATGCGGACAATCTTTATTATGGCGGGCAAGACGGAACTGTCTATCAAGCAGATGTAGGTTCTGCCGATGTAGACACGCCGATAACGGCAGTCGGCCAAACTGCCTATTCGGCGTTCGGCTCGCCCGGTTCGGTCAAATACTTCTCAATGATCCGGCCGCTTTTGTTAACGTCTGGGTCCCTTCGTCCGGCTATCGGCGTGTCGGTGGACTTTCAGGAAACGTCCACTTTATCAACGTTGACTGCGGTCACGTCAACGACGACTGCCCGATGGGATTCGGCGCGGTGGGATATCGATGTTTGGGCCGGAGATGACGTAGAGGTGAACGACTGGACTAACACCATCGCTATCGGCGCTTATGCGTCAATCAAGTTCCAAGCGCAGACGGGTGCGGTGTCGGGCGGCTCGTTGTGGGGCGTGTCGAAGTGGGGCGTCGATCTGTGGGGTTCGCAGGGTGGCGAGACGCAGACCATGAAGATCAATGGGTTTGTCGCGCTAGCGGCAGCTGGCGGCTTCATATAGGAGGGCTTAATGGCGGATGATGTGCGAAGCAGGCTTGCAGCGCAGTTGTTGCGCGGTGAAGACCCCTTGCCGGATTATTTTCAGAGAAAGCGCATAGGCCACAACATCGGATCAGGTGTCTATGGCGCGACGGCAGGCATGGCGGCCTTGCCAGCCTTGATGGATAATGATCCAATTTCGGCATGGCTGGCGCGCGGCATAGTTGCAACGACGTTACCGCTGTCGCTTGACCATCTGAATAAGGCTGGCAAGGCCGCTGATGCACAACGCATGTGGCAGCAAACTGGCATGCCCGCAGGGCCGGTGTCTGATGCCGACAACCCATATCTTCGCATGTTGCGTCTCAATCAGATGTATGGCGGCGACGGCGACTAATGCGCTTGCTCGACGGTCACGCCGACGTCGTGTCCGACTGGCTGGCCGACAGGTATGGCGCATTCATCCTGCAAACGCCCAACGTGATATGGGGCGTGCTCGATAAGGCCGGCGTGCTGCGTGGCGCGTTTGTCGTGACTTGGAAATGCGACAGCACGGCAGAGCTGCACGTGTTCGGTCAGCGTTCCAAAGATACGACGTGCGAGATGTTCCGCCGCGTGTTCAATGACTACGCTGTGTGGCGTCTCGAGGTCCGCACATCCAAGACCAACAAAGCGATAAAGCGCGCGGCACCTAAGCACGGGTTCAAGTTCCAGGGTGTTGACCGCGATTACTATGGCCCCGGCGATGACGCGCTAGTGTTCTTTATGCGTCCTCACGAATGCAGATGGATCAAGCGCCATGAGCAGCATATTCAAATCACCGAAGCCGCCAGCCCCGATGGACGTGGGCAAGATCGCTGGCGAACAACGTGCGCAGAATACGAACAGCGCCTATCAGCAGGCGGCGTTCAACCGCATCAATCAGACGGGCCCATTCGGCTCGATATCGTATCGGCAGAGCGGCACCGATGCGCAGGGTAATCCGATCTTTGAGCAGGCGACACAACTAGATCAGGGCGAACTCGACTATCGCGACCAGATCAAAGGGACAGCCTTCAACGCCTACCAGGGGGGGCTTGGCGCTTTGCAGCAGACACAGGACCGCGTAAACCGTGTCGAAACTGATCCCTATGGCCTGACGCAAGCCGGCGCGGGTCGCCTGCACGGATTTGCGCAGCCAGCGAATCTCAACAGCGGCGCCGCGTTTGATCGCGCGTATCAGACAGCATCGGCCAACATCGAACCGCGCATGGAACGCGCCCGCGCGGCCATGGAAAACCGCCTTCGCAACCAGGGGCTCGATCCGACGTCGGAGGCTTATCGCTCGCAAATGAACGACCTTGGCTTGCAGCAGAACGAGGCCCGTAACGATCTGACGACGCGGCTGCAAGGGCAAATGTTCGGACAGGACTTGGCGGGACGGCAGCAGGGTTACAGTGAAGCGGCCGGACTATTCGGCACGGGCCAGAACGCGGCGCAGCAGCTGTTTGGGCAGGACTTGTCTGGGTCAGGGTTCGGCCTGCAACGTGCTTCGCAGCTGGCCTCGCAGGGAAGATCTGGCATGGTTGATCCAATCTTGCAAACTGGCGCATCGCCTTATGCCAGCGTCAATGTTGGAAACGTCGATCTTACCAACCTTTATGGCCAGCAGTACCAGCAGCAGATGAATAACTATAACGCTGAAATGCAGCAGCGTAACGCCATGCTCGGCGGGCTAGGTGCTATCGGCGGCACGCTGCTAGGTCTGCCGATGGGTGGGGGCTTGTCGTTCGGTGGGTCGCTCGCCAACCGATTCATGGGCGGGCTTGGAAACGTCGGATTGCAAAACTGGAATAACGGCACGACCGTTACAAGGAACTGACTATGGCCGGATACATCATGAGCCCCGACGACGTCGAGCAGTTTCGTCGGCAGGGCGCCCGCATGGGCCAGCTGGCAACCGATGCATCTCCTGTTGGGCATTGGACTCAAGCGCTGGCGCGTGTGCTGCAAGGCGGCGTCGGCTCGATGTATTCAAGCCAGGCATCTCAAGGCGAGCAGGCCGGACGTGAAAGCGCGCGGAACGCGCTAGCGGCGGCCATGGTCGGCAATGATCCGATGAAGGTGGCGGCATCTGGCGTCAACAATCCATGGATTGGGCAGCAGGGTATGCAGCTTGGCCAGATGATGCAGGCCAGACAGCAGGCGGGCGCGGCTGATGCGCACCGTAAGGCGCAGCTGCAATTGGCGCAGGCGCAGGAGGCCAGGGCGGCACGCATGGCTGATGCGCAGCTGTCTCAACTGAAAATGCAGACGCCTGAAGCCAGGGCTCAGATGGCGCAGCAGTACGGCATACAACCGGGCACGTCAGAATATCGCCAGTTTGTGCTCATGGGCACGCTGCCGAACAATAACGACGTGCGCACGTCTCTGCAACCCGTCTACGGCACGGACAAGGACGGCAACCCGGTGGTGATGCAGCCCCGGTCGGATGGCGCCATGGTGCAATCCAAGATGCCCGACGGCGTGACCATATCGCGCCAGCCGATCAAGGTGGATGCCGGGACCGAGACTATCCTGCTTGATCCGATCACCAGGCAGCCAATCGCGCGGTTGCCAAAGAACGTGGCAGAGGCAGCATCGCTCAGGGAGCAGGGCGAGGCACAAGGCAAGGCGGCGGCAGATCTGCCTCGTGTCGTCGACAACGCATCGCGGACGCTGCAGACAATCGAGCAGATACGGAGCCATCCTGGCAAGCCGTATGCGCTTGGCGCTGCCGCCATCGTGCCTGGCATTCCAGGCACGCAGCAGCGCGGGTTTATCAACCTAGTTGAGCAGGCCAAAGGGCAGACGTTCCTTGAGGCGTTCAACAGCTTGCGCGGCGGCGGCGCCATTACAGAGGCGGAAGGTGCGAAGGCCACTCAAGCGTTGGCTCGTCTCGACCGTGCGCAGAGCCCGCAGGACTTTGAGCAAGCGCTTGCGGATTTGGAAGGGGTTGTTCGGGCGGGGTTGACGCGGGCACAGGGCAGTGCCAATCGCGGCCCGCAACTGCAACAGCCCGGCGCCGCGCCCAATGCTGCGGCTCGCCAGCCGGTGGCGCCCGGTTCCTACGTGTTTGATCCGGCGTCGGGGCAGCTCGTGCCACAGGGCCAATCTGATCGAACTCGAGCTCGCACCACGATTGAAGGCATCGGCCGATGACGATCACCGTCAAGTCGGGGCAGCTGTCTGTCGACTTTCCGGACGGCACCGACGACGAAACCATACGCCGCGTGATGCTTCGCGCCACTGGCGGGGACGGATCGGAGGCGCGTGCACAGCCGAAGGCGCCACCCGTGAGCACGCTGGAGGCCGCAGGGCGCGGCGCGATCCAGGGCGCCACATTTGGCTTTGGCGATGAAATCTATGCAGGTGCCGTCGGTGCTTACGATGCGCTCAAGGGCGGCTCGTTTTCCGACACCTACAACCGAGAGCTTGGCGATGTTCGGGCCGCCAACGAGCGTGCGCGGCAAAGCAATCCGATACCGTTCATCGGTGGTGAGCTTGTCGGCGGCATGGCGCTGCCGTTGGGAGCGCTCGGAACAGCAGCGCGCGGCGCCACACTGGCGCAACGGTCAATGCAATCGGCCAAGACCGGCGCGGCGCTGGGTGGAGTGTATGGGTTCGGAACGGCGCAGGGCGGTGAAGGCTCTATCATCGATCAGGCGGGCAATCGCGCTATAGCTGCAATCCCTGGAGTAGTAGGCGGTGCTGCTGTCGGCGCTGTAGCACCTGCTGCCGTAGACCTGGCCAGCGCCGCGCTGAAACCCGTTTCAAACGCCGTGCGCGCGTTCGCCAATCCGTCGTCCGTAGCAGAGTCGAAAGTGATCGAAGCCCTAGCCAGAGACGCGCCAGAATTGGCGCCATCGCGCGCCGTAGAAATGGCCCAGGACCGTCTTGCCAGAGCGCGACAAACCAAGCCCGATGCGATGCTGGCAGACGTGGGTGGGCAGAATACACGTGATCTACTCCGTGCCGCTTCCAACATGCCCAGCCGTAGCGGGCAACGCCTGCAGGCGTCACTTGATCGCCGTCAGGCGTGGCAGTGGTCCCGCATTGAGAACGATGTAGCAGATACACTAGCGGACGGCAACGCTTTTACCGGCGCGATGGAGGAAATCACCAAGCGCGTGAGCGAGGTCGGCAAGACCGAATTTGAACGTGCGTTCTCGCGGCCCTGGAATGTCACGGCCAACGATCCGCTGGCGCGGTTTCTGTCGGAACGGCCGTTCATGCGGCGGTTGGTGGAAAAGACGGCAGAGAACTACGAAGGCATGACCGGGCAGAACCTCATGGAGATGAGGCCGTGGGAGATCATGCACCGCGTCAAAATGCAGATCGACAGCGAGATCGGCGGCCTCAAGCGCGGGAACCTCGACAGCAAGGCAAACTGGGACTTGCGCGGCCTGGTGCAGCTAAAAAAGGAGTTTGTCGATCTGATCGGCCAGCGTAACGGAAGCTACCGATCAGCGCTCTACAAGTACGGTGACGAAGCGGGGTTACGCACGGCATTGGAACGCGGTGCCGAAGAGTTCAATACGGCATCTCGCCTTGACCTGCGAGCCGCGCTGCAAGGCATGACCGAGCCCGAGCGGCGCATGTATCGCATGGGCGCTGCGCGGTCGCTGTTCGACCAGATTGAAAAAGGCAACGTGATGCGGGACCGCACGGATTCGCTGTTTTCCTCGGCAGAAATACAGATGAAGCTCGCCGTTCTTTATCCTGATCAAGCGGCCCGACGCGATTTGCAAAAAAGGCTGATCTTGGAGGCGCGGATGGCCGATACGCGCAAGGCAGTCCAGGGTAATTCGACGACGGCACGACAGCTGGCGCAGGGGCAAGAAGCGGGCCAGCCTTTGCAAGGCGTCGTGGCCGTGGCCAACGCAACGTCTGGCAAGCTAACTCCGGCTTTGCAGTGGCTCAGCCGGCAGACGCAAGCGTTCTCGGGCCTAACGCCGCAGGTTGCCGACAAGATCATTGAACGTCTGATGGCTCAAACGCCGCAGCATATGCAAATGCGTTTGATGGCTGAGATCGGCCGCGCCGCAAAGGAACCGGCGCGGCGTGACGCTCTCGTGCGGCGCATCGTTCAAGGCGCGGCCCCGCTCATGGGCAACGCTACGCCAGCGCAATCGTTCTAGCGGCAGACCATCACAAACTGACAATTCTGCCCGAACTGGTTGCACTGACACGGGCCGACCCTGCACCCTATCGGCGGGATCGGCGGTATCCCACACATCATGTTGACCTTGGTAACTGGCAGCTGCGCCGACGATCCGGACAGCGCCAGGATTAGTGCAAGCGTTTTCATCTCGGACCCCCGCTCATGCCTCGCAATGGCTCTGGTACCTACGCGGTACCGACGTCGTTCACGTCTGGATCGACTATATCGTCGTCGAGCGTCAACGCCAACTTTACCGACGTCGGATCGGAGTTATCCAATAGTCTGCCGCGCGATGGCCAAGCGGCGATGACGGGACAGTTCAAGGCGGCGTCCGGCACGGCTGCGGCGCCTGGACTGACGTTTGGGTCGGACACGGACACTGGCTTTTATCGCAAGAGTGCCGACACCATCGGCGTAGCTGTCGGCGGGGCCGAAGTCGGCGAGTTCTCGTCTAAAGGCACGTCGTTCATTCCTGCCGGTATGATCGCGCCATACATCGCCACGACGGCGCCGTCGGGATGGGTGCGGGCTAACGGCCGCACAATCGGTAACGCGGCTTCCAGCGCCACCGAACGCGCCAACGCCGACACGCAGACGCTTTATGAGCTGCTATGGAACAGTTACAGCGATTCGGTTTGCGCGGTGTCGTCTGGCCGGGGATCGACGGCGGCGCTGGACTATGCGGCGAACAAGACTATTACCCTGCCGGACCTTCGCGGTCGGTCTTGGTTCGGCCTCGACGACATGGGCAATACGCCGGCCGCTCGTATCGGCACGGTTTTAACAACACCGACGACTAACGGCACAAGCGGGGGCACCGAGACTGTCACGCTGTCATCCTCTGAGATGCCGGCGCACACTCATGATCTGTCAAGTCACACACACAGCGTCAGCGGCACGACGGGCACGCAAAGTGCCGACCATACGCACGGCGCCGGAACGCTGGCCGCTGATAGTTCTGGGGCTCACACGCATACTGAAAGCGCCCCGTCTGGCAGTGTTGCCGCAGGAACGGGCGGCAATTCGGCTGTTGCCGGAGGGACAACTACAAACACAGGATCTAACGGTGCTCACGTTCACACGATCAGCGGATCGACCGGCACGACCAGCGCCAATCACGATCACACGTTTAGCGCCACGTCCGGAACGCCGTCTAACAATACGTCGGGTTCTACTGGCTCGACGAGCGCACACTCAAACATGCCGCCCGCGTTTCTGGGCACATTCATCATCAAACTTTGAGGCGCCACCATGCCGCGAAGCTCTGGAACGTACACGACACCATCATCAAGCGTAGCGCCTGCCGTTGAGGGCACAGTCATTGACGAAACTGACTTCAACGCTTTGGTTGACGATATAGAGACAGCGATCAACGAGAGCACATACACGTCGGGTCTTGGATCGAGTGACAATCGTATTGTTCGAACGGACGGGACAGATACGAGAAAGCTGCAGGGTTCCTCCGCGACGATGGACGATGACGGGTCTATATTTCTCCCGGATGCGGGGTATGTGATCAAAGGGCATTCTGCAGCCCTTGCGCATGTCTTGACGATTGCAGCCGGCATACAAACTCACGGCACAGACGGAAAGGCCGGCAGCAGCGCGTGGCGATGGTCAAATGATGCCACGGGGCCGGCGCAGCAATTCATCAAATCGCGGGGAGCTGCCGTCGCAACGAACACCATTGTTCAAAACAATGATATTTTAGGCCAGATCAGTGTTCGGGGCGCGGACGGAACTGGATATATTCAAGCCGCCACGATCACGTTTAGGTGCGACGGAACGCCTGGCACCAACGACATGCCAGGAAACATTATATTTGCAACAACGCCAGATGGTGCAACTGCATCAACTGAGCGATCGCGCATTACAAACGCGGGATATCACGGCTTTGCCACGAACGCGCCTGCGCACATTGTTGATGTGAATGACGATTCCATTCGAATCCGAACGTCGCAGACACCGGCATCGGCAAGCGCAACAGGGTCGCAAGGCGAGATTGCATGGGACAGCGATTACATATACGTGTGCACGGCAACAAACACATGGAAGCGCGCGGCGCTATCAACGTGGTGAAACCATGATGAAAATTGATAATGGGGCTCCGGCTCACAATCCGCTGTTGCAAGTGGTGACGCGATCATGGCGGACGGAAACGGTACAGACCGACGACGGCCCACGCGATGCTGAAATCGCAGATTATACGTGCGCCGATAAGCCGCTTGATGAAATCAAGCGCGCGCTAAAAGATAAGCTGGATGCCGATGCGGAGCGCGTGCGCCTCACATACATCACGCCGGGTGCTGGCATGGCGTTGACGTATCAGGAGAAGTTTGCGCAGGCAACTGCCGTCAACCGCATGACGCAAGACGCGGCAAATGCGATGAGCGCGACAGAGCGGGCGGCAACATTTCCGCTTTTGGATGCGTCCGTCGGTCTCGAGGCGCCGACATTGTGGGACGTATCGCAGCTAGTGCTAGCCCGGTTCGCAGCATTCGCGCAAGTTGCCCGTGTCATTGAACAACGCCGCATTGCTGGCAAGCAGGCGGTCGCATCTGCATCGAATAGCGCGGCTGCTGTGGCGGCTTACGAGGCAGTA